TACAAATATGGCTGTCTTGGATTTCATCCAACTATTTAATCTATATATTTTTCTAGTCTAAATCCTTTGAAATCGTAACATTCCACGTAGTCTGAGTTGTTGCTGTGTCTTATTCTGCGTATATTACGTTAGGAAAAATTATTGTTCTTCGTCTGAGTGCAGTTCGTTCAACAGTTGTCTCAGTTTGCCGCCTTCCACAGTCGCTTTCACTTTGCCTATGGTGTCACCCTTGGTTGGGTCTGGTGCATTGTCTCTTGCATCTTTCGGAGTATCGTTGCCCGTGACTTTGGATGTCTTCTTGAGGTTATCGTATATGGTGCTACGCTGTTTGTCAAACTGTTTGTATTCTGGATCGTCCGCCAAGTCTCTGATACGTAAACTGTCCACATCAAACTCCAAGTCAACTTTTTGTCCAACGCCCGAACTTGATCTTGTCTTCATGAACTGTATCTGATATCTGCCACGCTCCTTCATTGCCCTCGATGTGTGAATATACCTATCACGTTGTCAGCAGTCTGTATCTTAGACAGTCCGCCTGATATGTGGCTGTGGTCGAACTCTATCTCCTCGACCGATGCCCTGTTCAACTGTGATGCTGTCGCCAACACACACTGTTTCTCTACAACCAAATTCCTCAGTTCCTCAGACACATACTTGTCCTTGATAAACAGGTCCGCTGGTGATATCCTTTTGCTCTTTGGCATCATAAGATCCAAGTAGTCTATCAATATACAGTCTATTTTCTTCTTGTTCTTCAGTTCTAGTTCTTTCAAATATGTCCTAACGTCTAGCACGTTACTACCACTTGGCAAGTATTTGATCTGCAAGTTTCCTGATTTCTTCTTCAACATCTTGACTTTCATCTCAACATTCTCTATCTCAGGAAACACTTTCTTGGTTGGAATGTTTGTCATCATAGCATCCAATCTCATTGCTGTCAGTTGTTCACTCAATTCAAAAGATATGTAACAAACGTTCAGACCAGCCAGTGCCCAGTTCACCGCAAGATTCTGCAAGAACAAACTCTTACCTGCGCCTGATCCACCTGCAAAAATGTTTAGTTCTCCACGGTTGAAACCGCCAAACAGTTTCTTGTCTAGGTTCTGCCAGCCAGTGCTGATCTGTCCGTTGTTTGCCTTGAGTGCCTCTAGTCTTCCCTTAGGATCCTCAAAGTAGTCTGTACCGAGATCACGTGTCAGTCCAACGTTGACAGCGTCCTTGACCATGTCCTCTACCGGAGCATAGTCTCCCTTTTCAAGCAAGTCTGCTGATTGTAGGATTGCATGTTCCAGTGCCTTGTGTCTCGAGAATGTTTCAAATTCGTCCAGCAACCAGTTGAAATGGCTAGGATCCAAGTCCTTGGCCGATTTCAGTTTGATGTCGTGTTTGGCGTTGACCTGTTCAACGTCTGGCATAACCTTGTACTCGTCCATGTAGTCCTTGACGAACTTGGCAATCGGTTGCAGTTTACGATCAAACGATTCCGGTTTGAATATGTTCTGTGCCCTCGCAAATGATTCTGCGTCCGCTAGGAGCATCTCTATGTAAAGTTTCTGTACGTCAAATGTGTATTCTGCCATGCGTCTATTATATACTATTGTGATATTTTTTTAAATAAGTTTTTATCGATATTGGTAACTTATCTGGTTTCTGTTTTGCGTTGTATTCGTCTATGATTTCTTCTAGCAACGTTCTGTCTTTTATTTCACAGCAGTTGGATAATTCTGAGAACTCTTTTTCCAACACTCGATTCATGTTTACCGATTTCACACTATGCAAATGCTTGTTCTCTTCTTCAGTATACAGTTTAAACATTTTCATTATCAGAAGATTTTCTATGTCCTTGTGTCCTTTGTCTATTTTAAAGTTAATAGGCGTCTTGTGCATGGCATCTATTATTGCCTGCCTTTCTTTGATATACATGTTGTTTGCCTTCATCTCTTTATCACTGAGGTAGCATAGTATCAGATTTGGTAGATCTAGTTCCTGTATCGCATTTATCCATTGAGGATGACAGCGTTGGAACCAGGAATCGTTGTATTGGTTGTCACGCAAATGCTGTTCTATGCTTACGCCACTTTGCAAAAAGTCTTTATATTCATAGTACGAATGCGTTTTGGCTATTGCGTTTTGCTTGTATTGGTGTGCGGTGTTGTTTTCAAATCCTGCGAATGTAAACTTGCCATCTATCTGTGATCTAATTAACAGGCTCAGCAGTGTGCCACAACTGCCGGGCGTGTAAAAAATATAATATATTTTGTCAAGGTCAACCATGCATCTTCCTCTTCAAATCTATCTTCAGTTTACTTGTTTCTGTTGTGTTGAGTATAGACTGTAATGTGAACAACCTACCGTAATGACTCACTGCGTCTGCAACATCGCCCACGTCGTCTTGCCATTCTGGAAACGCCACACCCCATCCATACTCGATTGCTTGGTCTATCAATTTTTCTCCTGGAGCGTCTCTGTCAGGCACTACTATCACTTGCCTTCCGAGACCGTCTATCAACTCTCTTTGTGTGTCATTTATCTCACTACCAAGTATGCTCACACCAGAAACGGCTATGGCATCGAAAGGACCCTCCGTTACTATCACAAACTTCCTGGTCCAGTCCTGTGCGTCCATGTTGAACACGTATCCTGGCCACACGTCGGTATAGTACTTCACACCTTTTGATTCTTGATCAAACAATCTTCCTGTGTAACCCACGATGTCACCCCTCCAGTAGAACGGGATCAACAGTCTCTGATGTATGTCCCACATCTTGTCTGGAGAGTACATGAAGTCATACCAATCTGCGCCCATTCCTCTGCTTTCTAGGTATTTCAGCAGGCCGTCTATTTTGGTCCATTGCGGCTGTGTAAGATCGTTTGCCACATACTTCTCTAGCCACACGTCTAATTTGTGTGTGTTCCTCGGCAGTTCCTTTTTCTTGAATGATACGAATTTCTTTTTCTCATACTTGACGTCATTCTCTTCTTCACGCATGGCCTCGATGGCCAATTTTTTGATTGTGTCGTCGGGTATGCCTATGTAGCTCATGAACTGTCTCATCTTGTATGTGAGCTTACGACCGATCACGTAACTGGCCTTGAACCCACAGTTGAAACAGTGGTAACTGACAGTGCCGTCCGCACTGGTCATAATGCCTCCACGTTTCTTTTTGTCTGCTGTCTCGCCGTTGTGTACACAACAGGGTGCGTTGAAACTTATCCACCCAGATGGTGTCTTCTTCCTACCCGCAGGCAGGCTCGTCAGAATAGTAGATTGGATCAGGTTCATACCCTATATTTTACTGTCTATAAAGGATTTTGTCAATACGGCCGGTTGTGCCAGTAGTCCTTGTAGCCACAAATCTCACGTTTTGGAAAACACCTGTGAAGTTGAGTGTGGAAACACTAGATGCACTGCTCAGACTCGTGTTGGTAATATCAAAATAATCGTTGTCTGATGTGGGATCACTTTCCATAGTGCCCTGTATCTTTAATGTACCTGAAAAGTTTTTTGGATAGATTGCAACAGTATGCAGAGCAATATTGTTGTTGATGCCTGGCTTGCCGTCAATTGCACTTGATGTGAATATGTCTCCTGACAATGTAAAGGCCGATACTGAAGTGCTTGGTACAAACTGGGGGTACGCTCCGTCTAGTAATTCTACTGTGCCGGCCGCCGCATATCCTGTATCAGCATAGGTAACCTCCCTGCTACCGTCTGATTTGACTTCTCGCACTGCAAAATTATAGAACTTGGCGTCCAACTGTAATAGGTCACCCTCTGTTACTGTGCAACTTGCATCACCTTTTGTGCTCACCGTTGAGCCATCATCTAACACAGTTAGTGTTTTTGTTAGAACTGATTTTTGGCTTTCTGTGTCCACTATGTTGAACTCGTAGGTCTTGCTAGTGATATCCTGTGCCTTCTGATCCTCGTTTTTAAACGTGAAAGTGATAGGATTGTTCACTCCTCTGTGTAGTGTTAAACGTCTATCGTACACTTTTGAATTCCTCCCGTGATAACCATTTACGTAGGCTATTACCAACTGTGATAGTAAATACCTTGATACTGTTTGCATAATACATATTTAACAGTATTTATAGATAGAGCATGAACGAAATTTTTAACACTTTGAGGGACAAATTCCCATTCCTAAGTCTGATCAGAAAGGGCGATTTGGAATACGTTGGTATTGTGCAAAACGAAGACGTAAATGTTATTAGTTTCTACGATTACGGGAGGCTCATGCTACCACAGGACAAAATGAAATTTTTGAAATGTGGAGAGACCTGGTGGCACGAAAGCAACAGGAAACTGCCAATCAACATATTCCTTAAGGGGCAGTTTAGGTACTTCCGCACTACACTTGTAACACTGAATTCAAAGGATGTTGAGATAGTACATGGACCAACCGTGAGACTGTCTGATATTTCAAAGAAACGGGTGAAGAGACGAACTATCCAATTGGTTAGAAAACCTATCTAGTCTTCTTTTTTTCAGGAAGTATAGCACCTGTTATAAGATAATGTTGTGTTAAACCACTATCCGGCTGATAACTGCCATACTCTGAACGTTTAGAAGACTTGGATTTTTGTTTGGATTTTTTAGATATTTTTTTCTTAGTTTTTTGACGTTGCATCAAAACTATATTTAGCACGTGACATCAGATTCATCTGCACAACGATCGCCTGGGCGTAAGCGACGGCGTGTGACTTCTTGAAGAAATATGACCCGTCCTTTGGACGCACCCATACCTCTGCCATTATGTCCTTCCAGTCCTTGTACATCAGATGCCTCTTGGCAGGACGTATTATGGCTAATACAGCCGCAAGTTGTTCGATAGTTTTGGGTTCTAGTTTCGACACTATGTTGAAATGGCCATTTAGGTGGAAAAGGTTTTCCACTGTCTTTGGATCCTTCAGCATGTCCCAGTCTGGTTCCTGTATCATCAGTTCGACTAGTTCCTGTTCTGACTTGATTTCCTTGTAGATGTTCACGTTCAGCATGTCTATCTTGAAGTAGCCTCTGTCCTCTGCTTTCTTGTAGTCCAGTGTGCTGTGCCCTGTGACCGGATGTTCAGGTACTGCGTGGAAGTAAACACCTGTCTTGTGTTTTTCTGTCTTGCCATCTTTTATCATTGTTGCCGGCGTGTGTTTGAACAGTTTCAGCACACCGTCTCTGTCAAAAAAATCTATGTCAACATCAGGCATTAATGTACACTCCCTCTGTCTTTTTCATTGTACTTGATGAACTCTTCTTTGCTACCAGGGTCCAACACATCTATTACATCTAGCAGTTTCCTGTATCCTTCTGTGTCTAGATATTCCTTATTCATGTCAGGCATTATCACTCTTCCTATAGAACCGTCTTCCTTGATTATCACAGCACAGTCACCTTCTTCGAATTTCATTTCGTCGTTTATTTCCAACTTGACCTTAGACAATTTTGGCCTCCCTTGCTGTGTCCTGTACCAGCATTGTATCTGCTGGATAACTTTTCAACTTGCTTGGCCAGAAACTTGGGTTTATAAATTTTTCTATCATCTGTAATTGTTCGTCGTTGAATGATTTTAACATCCTTTTGCCTGCGTTGCAACCTAGCAACAACCATGGACTTATCTTGCCTTGCTGTATGTGTGCCACGGCCCTATTAGTGTTGACCAGTCTGAAGTAGTCTGACCACTGTGCGTTCTGTTCAGTTGCCCAGTCCATCATTGTTGTGATGCTCCTCTGCAATGCGGCCTCAACTGGTTCTGTCTTTAATGCCTCTATCAGATACGTTTCATAGAGATCGTCTCTTGACCAATGGTCCAATTTAATCTTAGATCTTAACACAAAGTCTATGTACTTCTCTGGATACAACGGGTTTATGTGCATGATGTATCTACCAAACTTAACAAATGCGTTGTAGTATGGACTCTTCACGAAATCGTCATAGGTCTTTTCTTTCGAATTGTGTTGGTGTATCTTGTAGAATCTCTGGAACACCATGAATGCGTTGACCACCCACTTCTCATCTCGTTGTAGATATCTACGCTTGGGCTCACACAGATGCACTTGTAGTGTTCGTGCCTTAGCAAACTCCTTGCCACAGTATGTGCATTTATTCGTTGATGCCATGTGCTTCAATTAACTCCTCAAGTTCTCGGTCTGTGATGACCTTATCAAGTGTTTCTAAATCTGTTTCTTTCCAGGTTGGATATATCTGTTGTAATTTTTTTAGACTCTTGTTTGGTACACGCTTCATTGGTTTGAGCCATGGATGAAACTGTTGTTGTAATGCACCACACATAGCAGTCAGGATCCATAGCAGTTTCTTGTGTTTGCCCAATGTGAAACAGTGTTTGTTCACGCACTCGTTCACCATCTCCACGTAGTGTTCAACGAAGAATTTGTCTTTGGATGAAACGTTTGATGCGTACCTCATCAACATATAAGGTGAATACAAAGATTTCTCTTTGTCGTCTATCCTATCAAAGTAGTCTTTGTTACGATAGTCTACGGCTTTTAGTCCGTTCCTTAAATCAAAAAATTTTCTATTTTTTTCTGCTGGCATATTTTAATCCAAACATTGTACAATCCTTTGGTGTAACAAATGTTAATTTTATTTTCCTTTGCTTATGTTGTAAACCTGAAAGTTTAAATTTGTGTAAATGTAAAAAGTCAAAAAAATCGTGCATCCAATTTTCATCCATCCATACTGCTATCTTATTGCTAGTGATCATTACTGGTGCCTCAATGGTTATTGATCTCCTACCAGACCGAGCCATAATCAACCTGTTCACACTGTCTTGAAATATCTTTGACAAAGTATGCACACATGGGTTTGGCGCCATCCGACAAGGGAACGGCAAGCATCTGCCCGGACTTGATCTTTGGGAAATACCATTTCACTTCTGTGTATATGTCTACTATGTCTATGGGCATAAAGTCAGGTTTGCTACTACTCAACGGATTAAATGTGAAGGCATCAAACCCTCTATCGTTGAGACTTGTCAATGGTAACACATGCATCTCAGATTGTCCGGCCTCGCCTATCAACATCTTCCAATCCAGAGGCATTTTAATTTTGTAATCCCCTATCTCTAGTACGGCGGCAGGTGCATTAAAACTTTCAAGGAATATCAATGGTATGTAGAAGAAATCCGGGTTGCTTGGGTCTGAATTATCCAAAACCGCAAAACGTAATTTCTCGTCCACCCATTCCGGGATCTTTTCTAGTGTGTATGTCTGGTTATCCAGAGTAAGGATTTTCATAATCTATCTTTTCTATATTATACGGATAATTTGCCTCTTTGTAAAACTTTTTTCTCTGGCCGAGGTGTCTTTTTGCAAACTTGCAACTGCTTGTGATGTCCCATATCTGCACACTGTCTTTGTCCTCTGCCTTCCTTATTCCACGTCCTATACTCTGTATCACTCTCACGAACGACTTACCAGGCTCTATAAGGACAAGATTAAAAATCCTAGGAATATTAATGCCAACAGCGGCAACTCCATATGTGGCAATAATAACTTTATTTTGGCTAGTAGATACTTCATCATACTGCTCCTTTCTATCTGTATTTTTGGTTGATCCAGATACAAACACTGAATCTTTTATTTTCTTTTCAAGTATTTCTCCTGCTGATATTCTATCAACGAGTATCAGCGTGTTCCCCGATGTTGCGATACTTTGTATGGTCTGTGCTACCCAAGTCATTCTTGTAGAGTCTGTTGTCAGCCATTTCAATTCTTCTCCGTATGTTTTGAACTGTGGATGGTCCTGTGTCTGCAACACATTCACGTGGCAGTTGGCCAACACACCCTTGTCTTGCAATTCACTTGCCTGTATTCTATTTGCGACCTCACCAATGCTACATTTCAGACCCATGAATTCGTAATCTGCCTTTGGAACTGTGCCTGTGAGTCCCCATCTTATTCCACAGTGTGCAAATGGTCCTGTGAGAAGTCTTTTCAGTACATCTGCCTTTGCCATGTGCACCTCATCAATTATGATTGTGTTGATGCCTTGTATGGCTTCGAGGAACTCTGTTGTGTGTTCGTCTTTGGCTTTCTTTTCAAGCACGTTTAGGCTTTGCCAGGTTGCTATCGTGTTGTAGCGTCCTAACTCCTTTCGATCGCCGTAGTATACACCAACATCCAAGTTGCAAGTGAGAAAATCTTCTTCGGTTTGTGTGACCAAACTCTTGTTGGGCACGATTGTGAGAGTTCTACCATACGGCTCGACCAGTTGGCACAACGCCGCTGTGATTATGGTCTTACCTGCTCCGGTGGCGATCTCTTGTATGCACTGCGGGTTTTCGATAAACTTGTTGATTGTTTCTACCTGGTAGTCTCGTAGTTCGAGTTTCTGTCCTGCGCAGGGATGATTGTCCGGCCAAGTGATGTGTGATAGGTAGTCCTTATCTACCTTTTTAAATTCAAAGTTATGTTGTTCTCTCCTGTCCTCAAAATCAACATACACCCCTCCGTCCTCTAGTATTGGTAGTATCTGATCGACTAGATTTAGATAGGTTGTGCCTCCCAAGCCAAAAAACGAAACTTTGCCATCCCAACGGCCGAGTTTGACTGCAGGTAAATGCCTTGCATATGGTATCTCGTACTTGAACTTGTTTGACAGTTTCTTACGCCACTCGAGTGACAAGTTTTCAAACTTCACATTTACTTCGTCTTTGATTACTAGTTTACAACTGCTCATTTATACTTTTTCAATCACATGATCATGCCAATCCCAACTGCTGGGTTGATGATCACTATAATACAACTTTTTTGGAAGATTCTCAAGAAGTCTTTTTAGGTTGTCTGTGCCTGTGGCATAATATCCACCACCCAAAGCGATCACCGCCGCTTTTGGTTTTACCTCGCTCTTGATTAGGGAACGTGGTATTCTGTTTCTAACAAATATAACCTTGGTGCTTTCATCTATGAACTTGAACTGCTTACTCATCTGGTGGAGTTCATAAAGATTCTCGAAAAATTCTCTGGGTTTTTGACTATCCACTAAAAACTTTTTCTCGTCAAATTTATCTATTTCTTTCCTGTAAATAGGTTCTTTCAGATCAAAACCCCAAGAACATTCTTTCATCATATCTATTCCTTTTGATTCAAAAACTTTTAACCATTCCCAAAATTCTCTGATCTCTGCTTCTTCATGTACATCGCTGTGGCATGGCATTATTACAGGAAATGCATCTAGTTCTATCAAAGCCTTGACCACTTCTTGCTTAGAATATTCTTTCGAGTTTATCCATAACTTGTGGTAATCGTGATGTGCAATTTTACTTGCCAATCCTGATTCGCTAGGGACAGATATGCTCTTTGATGATATGTAGAAATTTTTTAAACTGTCAACTTGATGTAACAAGGGTTTGTCCTTTAAGTGGGTGTTCCAATATTCTGCCAAAGGTTCACTGGCATTGTCTATCACTATCTTCTCACCGACTAGTCTAGCAGTTGGTTTTCTATGACCCATGATTTCTTTTTTGATTTGTTCGTAGTCATCTAGCAACTCAGGAGTTATAAACTTGAAATCATACCTGACTGCTATCAAGGTTAGGTAGTACGCAGTAACATCAGTGTGAAGAGCAGTCCATTTTTTGGATTCTCCGTCATACTGCAAGTACAAACCAGGCAGGTCCTTTTTGTCCTTTAGGCAACGAATAAGTTGAATAACTTTCTTGTCATAAGGAAATCTAATTTCAATTTTGGTCACTTCGTCTTCGTCTACAAATTTTTCAATGCTTTTCTGAAAGTTTATTACCCTAAAAGCATCGTCATATATTGGGTTGTCCAATAAATTTTTGATGTCCATATGATGGGCCTGGAATTTGGACAGGTATCTCTTAAGAATCACTAGGGCCAATCTGGCCTGTTTTTCGGTCCATGCATACTGCGACTCTGCTAGTGAAGTCACGGTTGATCTGTCCTTAGGATGTGGATTAATCTTGCTTTTTTGTGGGTCTCCCCAGAAATATTCATTATATGCTAATATTTTGAGTGCTTCGTTTATTGTTTTTGGCAAATCTGACTGCATTTTAATACTGGTAATTTAGATAATTATTAGTATATTATACTATAATTGGTAATATTGTCAACCATGCAAAGAAGGAAAACACATTCAAAAGTCAGGAGTTTGAAAAAAGAACTTAAACGTAGCCTCGAAACAAGGGGTCGTGTACAAGGTTACAAGCCAACTCCCATGGCGGTGGCTCATTGGTTTACCAAATTAAACACAATGTTGTTTGGTAATAGGCTCGGACGTGTACATATAGAAGTCAAAAAACTTCATAAGGACTGGGGCAGATGTATAGCAAGTTGGGATGGCAGACAAGCACCCAAAGGCAAATTTGACCAACGTAAATTACCACATCATGTGGTCGAAGGATACTATATTCAATTGCACAGCAAATTCCCAACGTGGAAAGACTTTATCGAAACCCTGGCACACGAAATGGTGCACCTGTATCAGATGACAGTATTGAAAGATCCTTATTCGAACCACAATGAAAATTTTTATTCTTTCAGGCCTACTTTTGAGTCTGCTGGTTTAAAACTGTATCGCTAAACTCTGCATAAGAAATAATCTTAGAATTCTTTAGATCTGTACCTGTCTGCAAGTAATTTAAAAATTCGGGAGGGTTATCATGAACAACAGTGTAGTTCACGTAAGGCCTCATTTTCAGCATGTCTCTAAATTGTTTCAACCAACCTTCAAATATAGAATCACTGTGCCTTTCACCGTAACAGGTTGTGTCTTGGTATATGTTGTTCAATTGGTCCTTTCCATACTCTCTGAAGTCATATCCTATCAGGTAGATGTTCTTGTGTCCATGCACACCCGCGGTCCAGAATGCCTGATTGCCTGATATCCAGTGTGGATTGTTAGGAATAAGATGTAACATGCCTTTTGTTTGTTTCCGGTTTACTTCTAAAGCAGGTGCGTAGTGGACAGTCTTAAGTCCTACTTCGTCCTCGACCATCTGCATTGTCATTTTAGTATCAACGGAAAATATGAAATCAGGCATGAAGTCTCGATACAGAGCATTACATCCGTATGTCTGTCCTGTCGACTTCAACAGATTTAGATCAAATCCCTTTCTCGAAGGACCATTACCTATACAGTAAGCATTGCCCTTTGGGGTGGCTTTGACCTTGTCCTCGTAGAACGCTGTCTCTATTATCTTTTGTCCTTTTCTCAATATTGTTCTCACAGTGATAGTTTCGCCTGTGTAGGGTTGCCATTCTATAGGTTCTATGACATTTCGCTGATTTAGGTTGATTCTCATTTGATGTATTTCTCCTCTAGTCTCTTTTTGATCCTACGCCATGGAAGGCCTTCTTCTATTTCTTTTTTGAACCATTCCGTGTATGCCAGTTTGTTCGCCCACGTGATCCTGTTTGGCATTGCTGGAGTGTTGATATCTAAAAGTTTGGTGTTACCAACATCGTGGCACAAACTCGACTGAGACACGAAAACCGGAATTCCTTTGATCACGGCTTCTATTGCAGGGTTGGAACTGTGATTTACAACCGCCCACGTTCTCTCGAGAGTTTGTTTAAAATCTGTGTCGTCATAGGTGCGGTAATCTCTTTTTGGTAAACGCACCTTGACGTTCTTGAAATCGTTAGAATTAAATCCTATTTGATTTCTAGGGTGTGGTCGTACTAGAATTGGTCTAGTTGTGTATTTTCTTATTTCCGTGATTTGCTGGGCAATCCAGGTGTCCATCCTTGGCATATCCTTCCATTGTTCTGATGCTTCATGTTGACCGCATATCACAATAATATCTCCTGTAGGATTCCATGGTCTGAGTTCATGTTTAAACAACGGCCAGCGTTTGTCGTCAAAATCTTGATTGGCAAAATCGGCATCTCTGTTTATTCCGTTGATGCCTATTTTAAAACTTTCATTACGTCTAAGACCTCCAACCTCGATCACTACAACAGGTTTGTTTTGACTGCGGTACTCGTTCCATATCCTATGGTACTGTTCCATCCTGCCTCGCCAAAGCACACTCCATATCACTGCCACGTCAGCGTTGGCACGTTTGTTTAGGTAAACTTTATCACCGGCATCGTGCAAACTTTTTATGAAAGCCTCAAAAATAGGTTTAGAGTTCAATGGTCCATACTCTGTCCAAATTTCTATTCTCATTTCAGTGCCGGTGGTACTTTCTTCCAGTAGTCAACGTTGAATATGTCGACCGGAGCATTTGGATTTCGCCTTAGGTCATTTTTTGCAGATGTGCCTAGATTTTTACGTTTACCTTTCAAGTGATCCATATACAATCCTAGTTCACTGTTAACGAACACATGGTGTCCTTTAACACCCTTCCAGTATCCTATGTCATTGACTGTAATTTGTTTTTCTTTTCTGTAGATTTTTGAAAGGTACCAAAAAACATAACTGTCATGCCATTCTAACAATTTGAAAATCTCGTCAGTGATATAAAGTTTTTCCCAATCATTAATGAAGTTTTGTATTTCGGGGTGTTTCATATTGTATCCCACAAAACCACATTCGGGGTATTTTCCGCCATCGTTGAGATTTGGATTTTCTCTACCGAGGTAGGTAAGCATGGTATTTTTAGGTAGCAAACTTTCAAAAAAGTTTATTGGCACTGGACGGAATGTAAAAGTGTCTCCGTCTATCCAAACTACATAATCATAATCTTTAGAATTACGCACAGCGTTCACGACACAAAAAACTTTGTTTGCAAATCTCACAGCGGCCCAGAGATATGAACCTTTGTTCTTGTCCTTACCGCCTTTGGCCTGTAGTTCTTCAGGTCTCCTCACCCCGCCTGGTATTTCTTGCAGTTCACCGTTGGCCACGGGATCGTCTTTATGCTTGTTCTTGAATTTAAAGAGTTCTGGTTCGGCTGTGTTGAGGTCAACCCATTGCAATCTTTCATACTTACAATCAGGCTTTGGTTCTTCGGCGTAGACAACTATATCCACTTCTGGTGGAAACTGCTCGGCCATTGACTCGATGCCCTTCTTTCCGTACTGTTCCCAGGTACCTGGTTTGTATGATGTGACAACTTTAATCTTCATTTATTCTCCTATTTAAATCTTTGTATCCCGGCCAGTTTTGTAAGATCTCCTGCTGTTCGTTTGGTAATTCATTTATATAATTTGATCCCCCGCGTCTGTAAAATTTAAGTTCGTCTGGAACATCTGTTTTATTTTTTTCTTGCATTTTTGTAAACGTTGTCTGGGTTTTAGCATATTCGAATGCTTCTTTATCCCAGGCATAGGCATATGAACTGAATATCAAGTCTATCATATTCCGCCATTGCTCGTCATCTTTCTTAAGATCTTCATAACGAACTTTCAGTTTTTTACCTTTGTGCTGGTCATAATGATCTAGTTGTGCATTCATAAAATTTATAATTATATCAAACCCCCACTGCTTGTCATGTGCAAAATCAATTATGTCCTTGTGCTGTGGAGGTGTAAAGTTTTTATAAGGCACACTCTTTAGGTAGGGCCAGTAACTGAACAAAACATCCAGTGGATTTCTAAAAAGGTAGATTATATTCTGTTCCTGCATCTCATCTAAAAAAATAAATTTTCGTTTGTTTTGTATTTGGAAATATTCTTCCCATGGGATATGTCCCGTGGCACTCATCCAGTCGTGTCTGAAAAGTATTCTTGGAATGCCCGGCCTAGGACGGTCAACCCATTTACTGAACTCAACGTTGTATTTTTTTGCAATATAGTGTCCGAACAGGTGTTTCATCCAAGTCCTCCCACAACGGGGAAAACTTAAAATCAAATTAGGAATGTTGACATACTGATTTTTCAGTACTCCTATCCGCCTATGCATCAAACCCTAACCTTTCTTTGAATCTTTTGAATACCAGTCCAGAACGTATCTCATCAGTTGTCCACTGCATGTATCCAATGTTGTTCAGCCACTGTTGCCTGTCGGGATACAATGGTGTTTCAATGTTGTTAAGATCCTTATTTGCCACGGGATAACAAATGGCGAGGTCACTAGTTACAAAAGTCGGTATACCTCTCACACAAGAATCTATGCTGGCGGTCGAGTTGTGAGTGACAACAGCGTGACAGTTGGCGATTGCCTCCTGGAAGTTGAATCTGTAATATTTTTTTTCGTCTCCTTTGAAGTGTGCTTGTCCTTCTATGAGTGTGCAGTCTTCTGGGAATTCATTTTTACGATTAATCATTTGTGCCATGTGATTTGGGTGTGGACGTATTAAAAATTTTCTTTCTGTGATTGGTCTCAGTTTGTCGTAAACACCCATGAACCAATCTATCGGGTCAAGTTCGTCCATGCTCCAGTTGTCCTTTGGCTGTAGGACAAACAGTATGGGGTCATCTTGGTTTGACTTACGCCATGGTTCGTTTTTGACATTCCACAACTTTTTCATCATCTCCCACCTATCGCTTGGTGAGTTGTCATTCAAAAAGTCGCCGTTGTTCATGGGCGAATATAAACTGACACGCCAGTGATGTTGGGGGTGTGTGACAGTGTTGCCAAAACTAGAAAGTATGCCACCGTCAAATGTGATTATGTAAATGCCCTTTTTCTTAGCACGTTCCACTAGGTCCCTCCTACGCCCCTTGGTATGGTGTGGTTGGTTCTTACCACCGTAGCCAAACATACAACCTATCGGTGCTGTGGGTTCCATCTCGTTATCGTCCCATGGCCCTTCCTTGTGCTCATTAACTATTATGGGATTGTCGCCGCAGGCCCTAATGCCGTCAGCCATGTGCTGTAGAAGTTGCCAACTGGCACCTCGCTTACGGTCCTTTACTGTCCTTCTAAATATTTCAACGTCCATTTAGTATCTCCCAGGCGTATCCATTTTGCATTTCTTTTGCTGTAAATTGTCCATATGCGAGACTATGAAACAAAGGTCTAGGATCCTCATACACCGGTTGCTCGATTCGTGCTAGACTTTTTCCTGCAATGGGAAAAGCACAATTATTGCTGTCGGTGAACACCGGCACACCGTTTGCCAGTGCCTTTATTGTGATTGAACTGTTGTTAGTAACCACTGCGTGGATCTCGTCCCACGCGATTGGTTGTTTTGGTACTTTGGTGCTGTTTTCTCCTGTGTGTATTATGCCATCAGAGCCTAATTGTGCTTCAGGATTGTAAGGTTTTTCCCTCACTAAAATTTCTCTGTCTGTGTTTTGCTTTAATTCATTTATTGTTTTGTCCAACCAGTTTTCGCATTTGAAGAAAGTGCTTATGCTGTTTGTTGGAGGACACACTAATATCTTGCTTCCGTTCTTATGGTATGGTTTCACTTCGAAAGGAAAAGTCGCCTTGAACCTATCATCTGGACGCTCTTCTATGAAATTTTTTACGTGGTCGTTCTTTACTATCCTAAGGAAGTATGGTGCCTGTCTACTAAGACCCCAATACGGTCTATCCATGAAGAAGAAATCAATTTTATTTTTTTGACAGTGTTCGTACACAAGATTTGTGCCCCTCAAAATACCAAACAGCGATATGCTGTCGGCGTCGGTTGCCTGAATGCACTCGTTGTGAGGAAGTATTTTTGAATTAGGTATTCCTTGTTTGAAAAATTCAATGTACTTTTCGGTAACGTGTCTGTTTGTTTTTGAAAGGTAATTCATATTACATTTTAATAATTTTTAGTCCAAATGTCTAATCAAATCTTTGACATCTACTTCGAAATCTATCAAATCGTTGAGTCGTTTCACTCCTTTTGGCCTGTTTCCGCTGTATTGTATTGGAATAGTTTTTGCAAGGTAAAGTTCGTGATCTAGGGCCAAACAGTTTGCCAACACCGGGTAAACTTTTTTGTGTATCATTTTTGGATCTTGTATCTCTATTATTTTTGTTCCTTGTTCACACCATAAGATGTTCGTAAGTCCTGCGCCATGTGGCGCAACGATATGACTTGCTTCGGAAAAACATTTTACTTGTTCTTTTATAGACATGTCTTCGAGAGTCACTGTTTGCCATCCTTTTAGAGCCATCATAAGTTTTTCAGCATTCAGTAATCTTCTGGTAGTTGCTTTGTTCCGTGACACGTAGATCTTCTTTCCTTTGCTTTTGCCCACCCCTATTACATTTTTTAACACGTGTAACCATGGAGCCAAAGACGGTGCTATCACTCCATCCTGATGATTACTAAGACTGGGTACGATAAGGTGTTGGAACTGCCAGGTCTCTTTCTCGGGTAGCACCATGTATTTTAGATCCGGAAAGAATGCCTCTGCCACTTTATCAAAATATTTGCTTGGGTTAGATAACACGAAACAATACTTTGTGAACAATGTACTCCAACGTTTTTCGACTAACCTGAACTTTGATATTATATCTATCCATACGTGCCATGGATTGTTAGCACTCTCTTTATCGATAGGCAACCATACGTAGGTGTACCTTTCATTGAAATGCCTTGTGACTTTGGGTAAACGTATCTCGATTTTCTCACCCCAGGTGTCCCATAAGCCATGTGTCTTATTGGGTTTATTTTTGTACCTGTGTGTGAGGTTCCAGACGTGATTAGTGATAAGATGATTCTCGTTGGTCACAATCAACGGACAGGAGTTGACCTGGCAGTCAAAAAATTCTGCCATGAATGTTGGTAAAGATTTATATGACGAAGGGGCATCGGGATGATACGGTACATGATAATCGAAGCCTGAATCGATCGTTGGAAACCTGTTCAGAAAATATTTGATATCGGTGATGTTTTTGACTGTTGGCATTTCTAAATAACTAGTATATAATTATCGTATGACCATATCCAAATTGTTTATAAACGGTTGTTCATTTCTCACACCCAGACCAAAGGACAATGTAATCACACACACAGGCATTGAACTTGCTCGTCTATTAGATTTGGAAATAGCGGAAAATGTCGCACAAGGTGGCAGGGGAAATGACAGGATAAGTTTCACAACTAAACTTTGGTTCACACAGAAAAGGCCTGTGGATACAATGGCCGTTATAGGTTGGTCCAGCAGTGACAGGTACGATTATGTGACCGATGACGGATGGAAGAAAGGCAGAATACCATCTTTTGATTCTACCTGGAGGACCTGGAAGGTCGGCGAACAACTGCGTTTTGTTTCCAAGCAACCAGGCTGGAGCATTGAACAGCAGTCGGAGATGAGATTCGTAGACCACGTGATTGATCTACAGAATTTTTTTAAACTGAACGGAATACCATACGTGATGTATAATAGCCTAAGCAATGATTTGTCTTCGGACAACAAAGATATCGAGCTGATGAAAACTCAGATAGATAGATCCAGATTTTTCCGCTTGGACGATTGTCATTTCAATTATATTATGGATAATAAAATGATTGTTGCACCAAACGATCCACATCCGTCAACGGAAGGACATGAAAACTGGGCAAAAAAACTAAAGGAATTCATAGATGCTAACAATTTATGCACCACAAAATAATCTAAACAGCAAGGCATGGGAAGTCTTCGATGGAGTCAAAAAGTCCTGGCCAGAGCAAGTGTCAGTATTGAATAATCGGCAAGAAAATGATCCTAAACCAAATTCGATGTTTTGGGGTTTTGTGGGTAACAATTTGGAAATGGTCAAGAAGTTAGAAGCAAGAATGCACAATTATTGGTTCACTGACACACCTTACTTTGGCAGATTTGATAACAGTAATTTAAAATCAGACAACCACTATTGGCGAATTTGTAAGAACAGAATTCACGCACATTATATCAAAGATTGCAAAGCAGATAGGTTTGAAAAATTTGGAATGCGAATTAAAGCACCTAACTTTGCAGGCAAACACGTTTTGGTGTGTCCTAGCAGTTCAGGTATACATGGATATCTGGATACACCCAACTGGACGAACGAAACAATCAAACAGATTAAAAGGTACACGGACAGACCAATCAGACTTCGACACAAGCCTAGGGGCAGGGGTACATCAGGGCCAAGTGAGGCAAAGGTACCCCTATCCGAGGACCTTAAGGAAGCCTGGTGTGTAGTGACCAGTTGCAGTATAGCGGCGGTAGAAGCAATATGTGAAGGTATACCTGTGTTCTGCCATAATCTAAGTTTTGCAGTAGATGTTGGAAATATCGAATTGTCAGATATAGAAAATCCTTATTATGGTGGACCGGAACCTTGGTTATACAGTCTTGCCTACCAACAGTTTACTCCAGAGGAAATCAACGACGGCAAGGCTGTTGAAATTTTAATGGACAAAGGATTGTTATGAAAATAGAAAAACTTAAAAACAATCTATGGGTTCCTTCCAATGACGCTCAGATAGAGCAATGGAGAGAGAAAGGATATCCACATATGCAAGAACGTTGTCTCAATGACTTTGTAAAATGGTGCGAGTCGCAAAACAAAAAATTTAATTGTATCATAGATGTAGGAGCATGGTGCGGAACCTGGAGTATGGTAATGCAAAAGTTCGCCAGGCAGGTTAAATGCTATGAGCCAAACAAAACACATTTTGAATGTCTGACTAGGAATTTGGCACCATACAACCATACAAGTTTGTACAATCAAGCAATAGGAAGCCAGAACGGATTCATAAAATTATCTGACGAAACAGCAACACAGAACACAAGGGTACTTGAAGAACCAGGAAACACTCCAATAACTACCTTAGACAGCCTCGAGATAAAAGGTGTAGAAATGATAAAATTAGATGTTGAAGGATTTGAAATGGAAGTATTAAAGGGTGCGGAAAAAACACTTCAAGATGTCAAATTTGTAATGATAGAACTGAACAACAACAGTAAAAAATACGGAAGTAGTAATCTAAAGATAGAGAAATTTTTAGTTAAACTTGGGTTCAAAACACTGATAAAGGTGTGGCCCGATGTGGTATGGTATAGGAGTTAGTATGGAAGAAATGTATGTGTGGCTCAAAGAGAACTTGGCCGACAAAGGATACAAGCCAGAAAAAATTTTAGATATCGGTGCTTGGAATGGTTTTTGGACAATCAATGCAAAAACTTTTTGGCCGGACAGTAATTACACCTGTATTGAAGCAGGCCAAAAACATGAAGACAACTTGAAGAAAGTCGCAGATCAATATCATATTGCAGTGCTAGGCGATGAAAACAAGGAAGTAGACATGTATATAAATCCTGTGGGTTACACCAAAGGTGCAACACTTTTGCCGGCCTCCACAAACAAGAAAAAGAGACCCGACCGAAGGACGATGCAGACACTGGACACGCTAGTAGGTAAGGACGCCAAATTTGATTTCATAAAACAAGATATTCAAGGTGCTGAAATATTATGCATGAAAGGATGTCCTGAAATATTCCAACGGGCAGATTACGTGTTGAATGAAGTAAATCTTTTTTCCTACGCTCACTCTCCGAACACGCCTTGTAGGAAATCAATGGACGAGTATATGCGATCTATAGGCTTTCCCTATGCAATATCAATCAACACACACTTTGGTGACCCTAAGCAGGTAGATAGGTTGTACAGCAAAAAAGAATTTAATTAACGCACGAAGATATAATCATTAGGACGACCTTTTGTGTCCCACGTTCCCACATGTTTGTAACCGAGTCCCTTCAACAAGTCAGATGCTGAGAAGTCACCCCTGTTCTGTTCTATCACTATGGTCGGATTGCAACGCTCTATTGTGTCCAGTGATCCTTGTAATATCTTGGTCTCGTAACCCTCAACGTCACACTTGATGAAGTCCACGTTGGCGAATTTGAACTTGTCAACGGTGGTTATGTTCACCTTTAATCCACTGTCTAGTTCCTTGATTCTGCCTACGCCTCTTTTGGTGTAACGCACATCATCCTTCTCGCCCAGCCCTGTGTTGTGGTAAGTGAACTTGTTCACGTCTTTTACTTCTTTAGCCAAGAATGACTGCCTGTCCCTGAAGTCAAAACAATGCACGTGTTGGAAGTCGGGCTCGAGCCATTTGGCGAAGCCAAACGTGTCACAGCCTATGTCCAGGGCGTTCCTGAATTCTTTTATGTGGGGTTTGCACCACTCATAGAAGTTATTCCATACTACTAGTTTTTTTTGATACGTTGACATATACTCTCAAATTTTTTATTTGACATATCCAGTTGTACAACCGGGCGTCTTATGTAGTTTTTATTTTTCTCCAACACCTCTATATCTTTGCTTTTTGTTATAAGGAACGTATTAGGAAAGTAAAGTATATTTTTACCCGCGAGACGCAAGTCATCCCTGTTGTTACGATCATTCCTTTCCTTAAAAAACCAAAGGCATATTACTTCTTTTTGAAAATTTATGTGCCTTAGGTCGTCAATAAACTCGAATCCTGTTTTATATTGCTTGTCAAACTCCTGCCAGGTATGGTGATCTAGATTGTTTTGATTCTCATACAACTTGTCGTATTCCTTAGTGTCAAATATGTTGGTAGCATACACGTGGGTTACCGGTTCGACAAAAATTTGATCTGACTGAATTTTTTCCCAATTCATTATGCCGAGAAAAGGTTTATAACTTCTTTCTTCCACACGTCGGCGTATTCACATTCTCTGTAACCATCAAACCAAGGACCACCTTCCGTGTAGTGAAGTATTTTTGGTTTTCCGTCTTTAGGTTCTTTGTACCATCCAACTAGCCAATTGTAATGATGTGGTAAAGATCCTATGTCTGCATCGTCTAGCCACGAAAACCTGTGTAGAAACTTTGGACTTTCTTGATTAAGCAGTGCAGGAGTTAGGATTTTATTTTTCTCGTGACCACAATTCCACAGAACCATGGAACTCCAATTCTTACGTGGGTACACGGATTGTACCTGTCCGTCCATCTTTGTAGTCTCTTTTGGTTGGTACTCATGTTGCACACATACAACTGCTTTTGATTCATCACAGTATTGCTCTAGTTCTGTGGTTGGAACTTTCCAAACAAAATCGCAATCGCAAAACACCGCCCAGCCTTTGAAGTCGTTAAGGTATGGAACAAAAAACCTAGTAAAAGTAAATTCTGTAGATGCAAGTTTATCGGACTCTCTGGTGTATATGCCTTGCGATCTCATGTCGTTCTGTTTTAATGGTATAACTTCTGCTGAGGGATCTCTGCGTTTGATCGAGTGTTCACACACCTGATATGCTATGTCTTCTCTGCTGTCCCAACCTACATAAACCTTCATATCAAATATTTAAGTCTTTGGCCAGTTCAGGTATAAAATTAGATAGTTCTATCTTCCTATAGGCATCTCTTTTAGATATGACTTGCTTGAATCTTTCTATCTGCCTGTACACATCTGAGTCTAGATTTTGTTTGATGTTTTTAATCAAAGCATCAAAGTTAGTTGTGTGCATCAGTTTGTCTTGTTGCAGTCCTAACAATCTCTCGAGAGACTTCTCCTTGGATTTTTTTGGTAAAACTCTTAAGTGTAGGTAATCTGGCCCTTCGAGAATATTGAAATTACAATGTATCTTGACAGCGTTTGCATAATCGATCATGTCTTTTATATACATCAAATTGAAATTTTGTACTGTATGATTAATCATGAACGTGGCATTCTTTAATTTTCTTAACATCTGCACGTTGTATTTGATTGTTTCAAAATTACTAGGAAATCTCAGGTAATCGTTCACTTTGTCTATGCCATCGATGCTGAAAATAATTTTCAAATTTCTAAATCTTTCTAGAAGTTTATGTAGGTCATCGTTATATATTGTGCCATTCGTTGTTATCCATACAGCGAGATTATGTAGGTCCTTCTTCCAACTTAATTTTTCCAATAGTTGTATTATCTTTGGATTCATCAAGGGTTCACCACCCTGTAAAGTTATGTGTGTCACATTGTGTTTTTCAATTTGTTCTATGAGGTAGTCCAGTCTCGAGTCATCGTAATCATAGTTCTTCTGATCTAGTTTCTCAAACCCCAGGTCGTTGTTCTCAACTAGCAACTTACTGCTTAAAGTTCCACTGCACATATAACATTTTAGATTACAAAGATTTGTGATGTCGAGGTTGTAGTCTTCGGGGTGTTCCAAGTTTTCTTTGCCAAGCAGTTTCAAATATTCCTCTGCTTTTTTATTACCAATCACTTTGTATTGGAAGTTTGAGTTTTGACGCAAACTTCTTGATCCTATTGCCTCCTTCTCCCAACATATCCTACACTCCTTGGGAGTTTTGTTTTCTTTGAAGGCATTTATAAGATACTGCCTGTAATCACTATTCCAATAATCCACTATATCGTTTTGTTTTAGATTGAATCTGTGTTGTCCTTTGAATTCTGTTTCGTTTGGTCTGGCGTCACAACATACTTTGATTGATCCGTCTGTGGTAATGTTGATGCTGTTGTAGGGTCTGATGCAGAATTTATTTTTTTCCATGTAGTAATGAATGAATTTCTTTCCAATTACTTACACGTATGATTTCTGGGTGATCGAAGTCACGGTTGTATGGGTGGTCTATTAAAATAGGCTTTAAACCGTAATTGAGCCCTGCTAAGGCGTTGTGAGGCTTGTCCTCGACCCAATACAGTCCGGTTCCGTGAAATTCTGCTAATGCGCTGTCTTTGTCTGCACCTGTACCAAGAATATGGTAGTTTGTAAAAATGTGTTCACCAAATAATTCACCGAGTCTACGCTTTCTCAGTTCCTGTGCTGGCTTATCTGATGTCTGCGACGTGATGGGAATGAACGTCCAACCTTCCGCCGCTATCAGTTTAACCCAGGTCTGTGATTCGAGCATGGGACGTTGTGTGCCCATCCAAGCACTCCTATTGAATTCTCTAATTTCTTTCCTCACCTCTGTTTTTGTAAGTCCAAATCTTTCCGCCATTTCGTAGGTGTTTTCTTTGTCGGGGAGAAGTTTATAAGGATGATATCTCGCACCACGTTCGTCGAACAGTGTGCGTTGCAACATCCATTTGGTGAAATGGTGCTCCCATTCCAGTAGCACTCCGTCTACGTCTGTTAATATGATTCTATTTGATGTCGGCATCTTCCATTCCAGCGACCCTCAGTTTCACAATGTTGGTTATCTGCCATTGCTTCTGATCCAGTCCTTTGGTTATGCCCAGCCATTGGTTTCGCAGTAGTGCGAAATCGTTTACGATTTTTGTCAGGTCAACAACGTCATCCTCGCCGTCGACATACTTCTCTGCGTCTCTGCTTGATAGTGCTCTGTTATAGTTCTCTAGAAATTTCTTAAATGTTTTTGATCTCAATCTTCTCAGTTCGATGTTTAGGTACTCTAATAT